TATAAGAATATCATATGTCCTTGTTATCTTTAAGGTTTTCTAGTAATAATTCTGTACTAGATTTGTTATCAGTAACATACGCACCTGCATCATATATAGTTTTACTTCGATCTATAAACTGATAATACTCATTGTGTATAAAATAAGTACACCCTTGCAATAACAAGATTGTTAGCAAAAAAATTCTACTCATAAATAAGCACACCGCTACTACTAATACTTAGCATTTGCCTTCTTGGTTTGTCTGTTCCTTTTGGAAATGCAATATGTATCCACGATCCATGCTCAAGAATTAATTGGTCGAACTCTATAGAACTGTTAGCTAGTGTACGCATAACTTGAGGGACATCACCATAGTTTGGACAAGTAAAGTCTGCTGCAAGACCATAGGTATGGTATGAAGTATCTTTAGATTTTATTACCCGGTTCAAATCCATTGAACGAAAACCAGATGTTACCCATATGGGATTACTATTTAGTTTAGTTCTTACTTGCTCAAGACCTTCAGCTAAAGTATGTAAGTTAGCAATTTGCACATCGTTAGGTTCGTTGCGTATGTCTAATCGTTTGGCTGTATCAGATCGAGTTAGCTCATTTAAGCTAAAGTGGGGAGTCAATTGCATTTACTTCGTAAGACCTTTTAACTTTTCAAAAGTTCTAAGACCAGATAAACCCAGCATAGCCAGTGTTAGTTCAAGCAACACATCGGTTTGAAACTGAGGCATAGGTATGTCTGTTCCTGTTATTGCCAGTATCCATTGCAGTAATGGTGATAACACAAAGAGCCAAGCAAAACCAAAAGCAGCTACCCATCCTAAACATGGTCGCCATCCAGCTACCCATACTGATCGATGGGATGCTTCAATCTTATTCGTTTCAGCTTGCGCAAGGTTAAGTTGAGCAGCATTATTAATAAGAGTTTTTTCAATTTCCTGTTTTGCTTTTGTTGCGCCATTCTTGTCCGGGATAATTCTATCAATTACAGTACCAATTAAAGGTAATAATGTTTGTATCATCTTGTAAAATATACTCCAAATAAAACTACTATAGGTGATATAGGTAAGACTAATAGTAGAGCCATTAGTTTTATAAGTAACTTAAATAATAACATAGCAATAAGTAAGCAGTAGCACTGATGCAAATGCAAGGATAAGCTCTTGATCATTCATATTGACATAGTAACTGTATGTATTAAAACAGCAATAACTATTGCTCCGAATCCTGCTAACGCTCCCCATATAAGTTTGTTTAACATTGTTTCTATGCGATCAAGTCTTTTATGTATAGTTGAATATCTTTCTGCACATAGTTTTTCGTGTGCTAACATTTCTTCATGAGGACTCATATCTTTAATACCTTATCTAAAGCGTTGTTAATTTTTTTCTCTATAGCAGGTAGCAATCTGATACCTGAGTACCCTATGATAAATGCAATAGCAGGCCCAAGGCTTGGATGTAATGCAAATGATTCTATCAGTGGTGGTACAAAAAATTTTGCTGAGATTAATGCAATAATAATATTTAATAGTAATTCAGATCTAGCACGTTTGCGTTCAACTAACCAATTAATATGACCGCCACGAGGCTTCTTACCTGATAGCTTCTTGGTGTTATAGTTACATAACCCTCCAGCTATTGATGCTAATACTATAAAGTATTCCATGATGCTCCTTGCATGACATCAATCAAACCCTCCACATCTGCACACGCTGCGATAGCTTCTTCTAGTCTATTACATTCTGCTTTTATTTCTGCTCTGTAATCTACTACGTTGCTAGGCATAACTACATCATGTTCATACTTTCTAATTACATACCAATCAGTTGGGGCAAGTAATGTGTTTGTTGTGTGTTTTACTTCTGCAATCTTTGTAGTTTTTAATCCTTTAGTTACTAGCTTTTCTTCAGTATCTTCCATTGCTTCAGTTTCTGGATTATATGTTTGTACATATAGTTGATTGCCATCTTTATCTTTTGCATCTACATCCTCCATAGCTTTAGGATTATCTATCTCACCATTCCAGTAGTATCGATCATCAGCTCGTACAGGATCGGCTTCCCATGTTATACCAATAGCAGTACGTTCCTCTTCTGAGGATAACTGTAACCAATTTCTAGGATATAGTATTTCGTTATGTGAAAACCCCCTATCCATAATAAGAGTTTTCCCGTTTAACTTATAAGCCATAATATTCTCCTATCGGGCGTTTGAGTTTTTAAAAGGGTTTTCGGCAAATGCCATGTATATGTATGTTGCAGCATTTTGATTTATATTTGTTCCTGTACTTCTTGGTTTAAAGCCATTTGATAATATATCAATTAATTGAGATGTTTGTTCTGCACCAGATGAATTTGGATTTAATCTTTTATTTGCTACATTATAAGTATCTCTAGCAGTATCATAGATAACCCATTCATCAGTAGTAGAAGTAACTTTTATTAATAAAAATGCAGGTCTAAACTCTGTGTATACAAATGGTCCATCAGTAGAGCCATTACCTGTGTAGCTACCAAATTTACTGTAGCCTTCTACACTTGCAAAAGCATACATAACATAATTACTACCTGAATTATTTACAGAAGAAGTTCCTGCTCTAAAAGCAACTACAGAACTTGAAATTCCTGTACCATCATAAAATACGCTAGTAGTATAAGCTGCATCAGTAGTATTTAAATACATGTATGCACCATTAGAAGCAAATGCTCCTGATAAATCTTTATGCCAAACAACCCATTCTCCAGTACTTGTTCTATTTTTTGTTATTAACATATCAGGAATAACACCTAATCCATGACCAATTGTTGCTGCTGCTCCTGAACCTGTGTAAGTAACAATACTAAATCCTGCTGTTGTATTAGCAGATACTGTAGATGCTATAGTTGGGTTTGTACCATCTATTGAACCTGCTGCAATAGATGCTGCTGTTGAGTCTGAACCTCTCCAGTTCCATGCAACCATTGGTCTACCACTTTCATTTGCTTCTCTGTCACTAGCATCTGCACCAAGACTAAACCCATTGGAATTAAATGAAGTAAGTGCATCTGATATAGTTGCTTCTGCATCTGTATCATCTACTTCTAAACCTTTTGTTGCTCCTCGTACAGTATCATATGCAGTATGATGATATCCAGCTCCAGTTCTTGCTTTTAACCATACAAAATCTGGACCAAATTTAATAGCTTCTCCTGTTTCTGTACCATCAGATGCAGTAATAGTATTGTCAATACTCCTAGTTGCACCACTTCCTGTATATAATGCTGTTACAAAATACTCACTACCATCTGTAATAGCTGAGTCAGGTAAGTTAAATGTATTTAGTTTTTTAAAACCTGTAGGTGGTGTGTAGGCAAATGGTCGTTGACCAAAGTTAATATCAAATGTTCCTGTAACTCCTGCACCTGGTCCTGTTACAGCTGGAATCTTTGTACCAGATATAGAACTAAATGCTTCATTTGTACCTGCTGATGGGTTACCACTATTTATCCAACTGTTGTTTCTACCAAACCAAATTTTACCTGCATCTAAATCTAAAGCTACTTGTATAACAGCTCCTGCTGCTCCGATAGTTGTATCTGTTTCTGTAAATGATGCTCCATTTACTTTACGACTATTTGTTTGTGATGTTGCTTGATAGTAGGAATATGAATCAGACCTTTCTCCTACAAAATCTGTTGAAGTATTTAAAGTAGCAATATCTGCTATACCTATATAACAATCTGCTGAACTTGGAAAAGCTGTAAGAGTTACTTCCCAATAAAATTTACCTGATGATGCTGCAATAGTTGCAGGTCTACAAGTTTCACCAGATGATGAATCTGAAAATGTTAGGTTACCATTTGTAAGTGTTCCATGAGAAATTGAAGCTCCATTAAATGTAGAAAAGTTAGCTGTATCTTCATCGGTTAGTGTAGGTACATCTGACATAACATCAAAAGTAGTACTTGTGCTATCTGTCCAATTTGCATTGTTAATAGTCCAGTTATTACTGTTACCTGAAGAATCTAATCCGGGATTTATAATAGTAGACATTATCCTGTGTAAGTTCCTGATGAGTTATATGTAAGCACTGTGTGGCTTCCGTCTGTAGCTACTGAAGGAGAACCAGTCGTTATACCTGAGTATTTAGATGTAAGCATACGAAGTATAACCACACCGGTTGCACCTGCTGCAGCTCCTCCGCCACCACCCATGCCGCCACCTTGACCAATACTACCACTTCCAGCAGACCCATGAGCATATGGAGGAGATCCATTTCTACCGGCACCGCCACCTGCATAATAAATCGCTGTTCCTGTAATAGATGATTGAACGCCTACACCACCGGTATTACCACTACCATTAGCGCCAGCTCCGCCACCTCCGCCTCCGCCATTACTTGAGCCAGTAGCTCCGTCAAATCCTTGTCCAACTGTATTAGCGCCACCACCTGAACCATTTACTCCACCACCGCCTGAACCTCCAGACAGTCCAGCTGGTGTAGACCTGCCTCCGCCTCCACCGCCTCCAATAGCTGTATAAGAATCAAATACAGAATTACTACCGCTTGTACCTCTAGCAGTTCCTCCGGCCCCTGCACCGCCTGCGCCAACAGTGATAGTGTAAACATTACCCGTAGCTAAATTTTGACTACCTGTAAGTAAACCACCAGCACCGCCACCGCCACCTCGAGTACCATTTATATTATCACAACCACCACCACCACCACCTGCTACTACTAAGTAATCCGCAGCATATACCGCTACAGTTTCTTTCATACCTAAATAAAAACCATTAGCGCCATATGACCCTGTGTATCTTTTGGGAATCCAAGTGCCGTTATTGTCAGTTTCACCAAAGCTTGTTGGTGTTAATTGTTGTCCATCTACAAAGTTTATTTCTGCCATGTAACCGTCAAAATGTTCAATAGAATTACTTTGTCCTATTGCTTTGCCTGAACCAGAAGTATTTAAAGATAAATCAACATCTTGAGTTGTTGTTGTTAAGGTTAAAGTATGTTGAACACCATTTACATAAACTTTAACTCTGTTGGTTGCTGTTCCTTGTGTAGTATCAAAAGCAACTACAATATGATACCAAGCAGAAGTATCACGAAAAAGAGCAGCCGTTGAAAATTCATATAAATCACCTCCAGAATTTCGTACATAACCAGCTATAAAATCTCCTGATTGAAAAGCTATAAAACCTCTATTTGTAGAATCAGTAAAACCAGAATATAGTTGTTGTAAAGAACCTAATTTACCTCTTTTTACCCACATGCTTAAAGTAAAAATTCTTGCACTTGTGGGAGTTCCATATGTTCTTGTTAAACTTGCACTAGCAGATGCACGAAAGCGTAAGCTATCGGTTAGAAAATATCCACCTGCTTGACCAGATGCGCCACCCAGTTGGTTATTATTTAAGACAGCCATGTTAGCTGTATGCTAGAGTAGCTACTGCATGGATAGATGTTGACGTTCTGACTACATAATCTATTCGATCAACGGCAGATGCAGTGGTAGTTAATGTAGGAGCAGTGCCATCAACAAAGTCATAGTAAGAACCAAATGCTAGTGTTCTCGATCCTGAACCATCCTGTGCTATAAAGATAGAACCACATTGTCCCACTGCTATGTTAGATGGGTTAGCTAATGTTCTGTTGCCACCCAGAGTTACTGAGAAGTTATTAGAGTCATTCATGTCTGGAGTAATTGTTGCACCATCACTAAGTGCTGTTATCTCACCACGTTGCCCAGATGTAAATGTTTGTGCTGCATCGGTTACTGCATTGTCAGCATCAAATGCTTGTACGTTTGTACCAATAGCAAGACCTAGATTAGTCCTAGATGTGCCAGCATTTGCAACGTCTGATAGGTTATTAGCAGCAGTTAATAGTCCAGATGCTGATACTGCGGCAACTTGCCAAGCAGAACCATTGTAAACTTTTAACTGATTAGTAGATGTATTAAAATATAAATCACCAGCATCTAATCCAGATGAAGGATCAGAACTTGCAGCACCATGATATTGTCCTTGGAATGTACTGAGGCTAGATGCAGCAGAAGTCGCTGATGATGCAGCGGCAGTCGCTGACGTAGCAGATGCGGTAGCTGATGTAGCGGCAGAAGTTGCAGAGGTTGCAGCAGCAGTAGCGGAAGTCGCAGCTTCACTTGCCTTGGTTGTAGAGGTTGATGCTGATGTGCTTGCCTCACTCGCTTTCGTGGTCGCAGTAGAGGCGGAACTGGTAGCAGATGAGGCTGAACTGGTCGCACTGGTTGCTGATGATGCAGCTGCTGTTGCGCTAGAGGCAGCGGCAGTTGCAGAAGTGCTTGCTTCTGATGCCTTAGTGGTTGCAGTTGAGGCAGAGCTTGTTGCTGAAGTAGCAGAGGATGCTGCGCCAGTTGCAGATGTGGCCGCTTCGCCAGCTTTTGTGGTAGCAGTTGTTGCAGAAGTTCCAGCACTGGTAGCACTCGTAGCCGCAGCAGTCGCACTGGTAGCCGCAGCGGTTGCACTGGCAGCAGCAGCCGTAGCACTCGTAGTAGCAGAGGCAGCATCTACAATTAAATCCCACTTAGCTGCATCCGTATTGGTTGTTAATGGCTGTGAACCACTCGATGTATGAGCAGTGTTAGCCATAAATATATTATTAGTTGATGTATCTTTTACTAAATCACGCTTGTTGTATGCTGTACTTGCTGCCCAGTTACCACGATTATCACCAATCTGTTCACCGATAACAGGATCACCATTAGCATCAAACGCTAGTGTTTTGTTTGCTCTTGTTGTATTGTCAGGCAACTCCATGTTGACTGTAGTAGGATCTGTGTTTGGCGCACGCAGACCTCGGTTAGATTGTTCTAGGTTTTGTTGGGTAAAGATAGTAAGACTGTCTAACTCATCATTCAGTGATGCAGCAAATAGTGGACCACCTGTAGTAAAGTCAGTGGTTCTTTGTATGGTTCTGTTACCAACAATAGTAATTCGATTAGATCCTGTTGGAGTGCTTGGTACTCTTGCACTACCCCCTACAACAATAGTAACACTACCTGTACCATCAGCACTAATGGCTACAGTATAATCAGTAGTCAGCGTTAGTTCTGTATCATCAAAAAATACAGCTAAGTCAGTATTAGCTAATATATTAAACGCAAAAGCATACGGGCCAGTGCCTGCTGAACCAGTATAGACGATACGTCTTGAAGTTGCTGAAATGTCAATTGCCATAGTTTATAATCCTCTGCCTTATTTTACCTATAATATTTAATAAATTCTACTAAATGATATCCCTTATTATTAAAAACCTGTAAATTGTTGAGATGGTTTAGTAAACAAAAATTCTTGGTTATAATCTTTTTCCATTCTTTTTTCCATTCTTTTTAATACACCTGGATTCATAGTTTCCATCATTTGATAGCCAATCAAATAATCAAACGCTGCTTTTGTGTAAAACAAATTTAAAAACGGAATGTTTGTTGATATAGTTTTATATAATTGCCTACCTACTTTATCTGCATCATGATCAAATATGCCATATTTTGTAGCTTGTAATAAATCAAACCCGGATAAAAAAACTGGTCCTAATAAACTAGCAGCAATGTCACCACCTGTTCTTGTTTCTTGAAACAACACATCTCCATATATACCTAATCCACCCCCTTGTAAAAACGCAGCTTTCCATGATGCTCCTTTCAATGGATCTCTAGGTTTTCTACCTTTTAATAAATCTTTAGCAGTCATAGACACATAACCTAATAAAAGAGAAGTTACTAAAACAGATGATATTCCACTTATTGACCTAGATTTATTTCCAGCTTTCCAAAAAGATGCTTCTCTTGATAAAGTTTTATATACAATTGACATAGGAAAAGCTTTAAATTGACCAATAAATCTTATTGCTTCTCCCATCCCTGTACCAGCAAGATAACCTTGAGTCATTTTTGCTTTAATTCTTGCATCAGGCTCAATCACTGCATATATAGATCGATCTAACAACATACCAGAAACAGACGATTTAAACTTATCTTTAATTATTCTTATTTCACGAGGACTAGCATTATCTAATCCAGATATTAATTTAGCTTGTTGATCTGTAATTTGATCTAATAACTTAATGTTAATAAACTCCGTACCATCAGATGCTTTTTCCATAGCAACTGACCTAATAACATTCCATCTTGTAGAGTCAATGTTGTAAGTATTAAATAAATTTTTAAGTCCAGGATTTAAGTCATCAAACTGTATGTTTTTTTGTTTAGCAAAATAATTTGCCATACCAAGCATTGATCCTTCTTTTAATGTGTTTGTCCACCAAGATAGTAAATTATATTTAAAGAATGTTCTTTGTACATTTGTCCATCCTTTTGATAAATTATCTCCTACTTGAAATCTTCCTGATATATCATATATAGTATTATCTGCCATAAATCCTAAAGCTTCAGCAATTTCTTTTTTATCTTTAGTGTTTCTTCCTCTAAGTAAAGAAGATAAACCTTCAAACATCCCACTTAAAAAACCTCTGCCTTGATATCTCATTTCTGCACCATACTGTGCTAAATCTGAAGCAGCACTAATAACTGCACCACCTAGTTTAGCCGTACTTGCAATAGTTCTTAAAATTGCAGAATATTTAGCTACACCAAAATTTTCAACTGAATAAATACTACCATCAATAACAGCCATTTCTTTTTCATATTGTCTAGCTGACACTACTCCTGAATCCCTACCTTGTTGTGTTAGTCTAGTAGCAACAGCTTTTCTAATCTTTTCAAAATTAACTGCTGGCTTTGTTCCTAATGTGTCCATAATGCCTATATTACGACCAGCTGTAGTTAAGCCTGAAAAAAATGATTCATTAAGATTGCCTACCCCAAACATTTCATTGTAATCAAACCAATTATCAGCATCTTTAAAATGCAATACTCTTTTCATTTGTGCAGATTTAGCAGCATTTTTTGTTGGTTTTGCGCCATAAGTAAACTCAGCACCATCAGATTTTAAATTGTCATTTCTAACAAGCGAGTTATATACAAATAACATAAACTCATCAATATTTTCTACATCAGCAAATGTTCTGTCTTTATCTAATTTATCCATAACAAATTCTTTCCATGCACTAAAATTTCTGCTGTAGTTTTTATCGTATTTATCAAACTTAGGATCAACTTCAATATCTGTTTTACCTAATCTTTTAGCAGCATCTCTAACTAGGTATGGATCATGTGATTGCCTAACTACATATCCCCATAACTTTCCAATGTTAGCTCCTCGATCATTTAATTGCTGTCTTACCATTTCAGAATACTCGTGCATTACTTCTGCTAATTTAATTATTTGTGGATTTTTTTCTGTAATAACAGGTTTTATTCCTGTTTCCATTTCTGCCTTAGTTGGTTTTTCTGCTAATTCTTTCATAGTTCTAGTAATTCTTCTTTGTGTATTTTTATCAGCATTAGCAAATAAATTTTCTACACCAGCTTCTCTTAATCTTGCAGGAAATCCATTAATCAATTGATTAACTGCTGCATGTTGTTGCACTGCTGCTGAAGCTCTTGCACCTTTTTTTTGTAAATTAGAGCCTACTAATATAGCCGACAAACCTTCTTGTGGGTTATCAGGAAATTCTTCCATAACATAATCAACTAAAGCTCTACCTTTAATTTCATCTTCAATAGCATTTCTTTTATTAATTTTTCTTTGTAATATAATCTGTGCTTGAACGTCAGCAGCTACTTCATCTACATTAATTTCATCAATACTGTTAAGCTTTAATTCAGATTGAGCAATTTTAATTTGATTAATAATCTCATCTCTTTTAACAAAACCAATAGATGATTTATTTAATAGCTTTTCTACCCTTAATAAACACTTCTTAGACATAATTATCTTCCATTCATGCAGTTGATTGCATCTTTAACTGCTGCATCAAATTCATCAGTTTTTGCAGTAGCTTCATCTAATTCTTCTGTTGCTAACTTAATATCTTTTCTATCTTGATCAAATCTTAAATCTGATTGTGTTTCTCTTTGTTCTTCTAATCTTGCAGTTAAATCTTCTATTTCTGTATCAAATTCAGCATCTGTTTTATTTACTGTATTGTTAGTAGCTGTACTTGCATTTTGTTTATTTCTTACACTCTCTGGTTTAACTCTATTAGTAGGTTTAGCAGAAGTATCTGATACTGCTTTTAAATTAGGATCTGCATCTACTATAGGAGATACATCTACTTGTTTTTCTAGTAACAAATCGTTTAAAGATTTTTCTAGCAAAGCTTTTTTTGTTTGAGGATCTGTTTCTGCTAAAGCTTTCATAACAGGAGCATCATCAGGATAGTATTCTTTGTAAAGGTTTACTTCAGTATCTCTATATTTAGCAGCTTCTTCTGGGCCTATAGCTTCAGTTAAATTTTTTCTAGCTTGTCGTTGCCTTGCTTTAAATTGTTTATTAACGCCATAATCTTTTAATTTACCAGCACCTACATGCAAACCGCCACCTAATATAGAACCAAAAGTAATGTTTAAAAAACTATCTGCTAACCCATAATCTGCTTGTAATTCATTTGCTGCCCAGGCTACAACAGGCTCTACAACAGCTGCACCCACAGCACCTTCTTTTACGCCTCTTGCAAACCTAGCTTTAGTAAATCCTTGCTGTGCTACCATCTGCGCCATACGAGCTTGACCAACAACAGGAATAAAAAATGCAGATGCTACATTAATAGGATCAAGCATACTAACACCTAATCCCACTCCAAACTTAGCTATTCCAACGCCAAGTCCTTGTGGACCTCTAGCCATAATGCTTTGTCTTTCAAGTTCTGCCTCTTTTTCCTGCACCATAATATCAACAACTGATTGATATTCATCTTCTTCAAAAGATAAACCTAAATCTCCGTATTCTTTGTTTAAATTTTCTTTTGGAATTAAAAGACTGTTTTCGTTTTTTTCTGCAACTTCTAACCCTATTAAGTCAGCAGTAGAAGATAACGGATTTCTTGCCCAAGTTTCTTCAGCAGTAGCACCTAAAACATCACCAAGAGTTACAGCATACTGATCATATCCAGATTCCATTGCTGTTTTATTAGTATCAAGACCAAATCCTATTTGAGCCATATTATGGATTCTTCTCCTTATTGCGTTGAATATTTGCACCTTTAGATGGGTATCTTATATCTCTTGTATTTTTTAATTTACGTTTTGCACGTTTTGTTCTTCCCATACGCTGTAATTTAGTTTCATCTTTTGGTGCAGATATATCTATATCAGTTGTAGGAATTATCATTTCTGTATCGTCAAAATTAAATCTTAAATTATCTCCGTTGCTATTTTCTATCGGAGCAAATGAACCATCATTTAAAACAATAACAAACATTAATCCAGTTCCATCAGCAGTATTAACCCATCTACCATTTTCAACTAATTGATCATTAAATTCTGCTTGTCTTTCAGCTTCAGGTACGTCAAGAAATGAACCAAAAGGAACAGCATTAAAATTAGCTAACTCTATATCTTTAATTGTTTTTGCTTTAGTTATTACATCATCTGCATTAATAGGTTGCCCATTATATTTTTTAGGAACAAGATAAGTATCTGCTATTTCAAAATCATTATTAATTAAATTAGTTGCTTCTTTTACTGATGCACTTAAAGATTTGCCTGATTGCATTTCATTAATAGCATAGTAAGTTAAAGCATTATTAATATTAGCCATTTTTGCAGTTGCTGTACTTTTGTTAAAAGGATTTTGCATCATAACCATGTTACTAAAACCTTGTAACTTATCAGCAACAGCTCTTGATACTTCGTTAAAACTTGTGCCTTTTTGAGTAGCTACTTTTGTTAATCGTTCTTGTTCATCAGGAGCATCAAAACTTAAAAATCTTTCTGTTACATTAGGATCACCAATGTAAGATGATAGCTCTGCTGTTGTAGGCAATCCATTATTAACTAACTGTAATAATGCTGATGAGTTACTATCTCCAAAACTGTCATCAATCATACGCAACATAGCTACTCTTGTTGCTCCATCACCATTTCTATATGCACCTACAAAAGCATTAACTTCTGATTTAGTCATAATGTTTTGATCGAATTGTGACTCAGACATCCCATACAATGGGCCATAAGTACCTATTAAACCCCTTCTTTCTGCTACCTGTTCTTTTAATATATCAGGATTAGATAAATCTAAAGGTGTGTATTCTCCTGCTCTTTTTAGCATTGTGCCTACAGGATCATTAGTTAATTGAGTTTGCACATTCTTTACGTAACTATTAAGTAACTCAGTTTCTTTAAGCTCCTCATATGATGGTTGATAATTTTTATCTGTTATTCTGTTATTCATTGCAGTTAATTTATCTACTAATCCAGGATTGTCTTTATCCTTTTTTTGAGTAACAAATGGCATTTGATTGTATGTTTCAATGTTGTCAGAAAATGATTCTGTAATTTTCCATTCTTTATATTCAATTGAATCTTCATCAATATTTTTATTAACAAAATCTTTAATATCTTGAGGAATAGGTTGTTGAAATTTTAAGAATTGATTAGATTTTTTAATGTTATAACTTACTTCTCTTTTTAATTCATCTTGCCCTGCATTAACAACAACTAATGCGCTTGCAATTTTTTGCTTAAAATCTTTTTGTTCTACAATACTCATATCGTGATAATATTTTGCTAACTCTGCTTGTTCTGGAAATAACTTGTCACCACTATATGCTTTATTAAAATCTAACTTAGTAGGATCATATTTATCTAAATCACTAATTACTTCATTTATATTGTCACCTGTATAAACAATAGCAATATCTTTTGCAACTGTCATATCATCTACATTTTGCAATGCTTTTGTTAAGTCTTGTTTTAGTTTTAATTGATCCCTACTCATACTTAAAGTAGTATCAGTTACAAACTTTTCAACTGTTTCTCTATACTGTTTTAATTGTTCATTAGTAGCATTTGGATTAGCTGCTCGATATTTACTATAATTACTTACTTCTTGACTAATTGCAGTGTAAGCGTTTACTTGCGCTTGATTTTCTTTTTGTTGTGCAAATATATTATTGCTTGTTTGATATACATTTCTAGCAGCCATTGTTGCTTTAGAACCATAAGATTGAGCCATTTCAGGATCGATACCAGCAAAAAACTCTACCTGTGCTTGTATTGGTTCTTTTAATTTAGCTAATACTTCTTCAGAATTTTCAAACTTGCCTAATCTTACTTGCTCTAAAATATCAGAATTGTATTTAGCTAACTCAATATTTAACTCACCAGCAACTTGTTGTCCTAATGTTTTAGTTATAGCAGTGTTATACGCAGTACCACCTTCTAAATATTTAGCAACAGGATTATCTCCAGTTCGTCTTGCTTGTGCTAATTGCTCAGAAGTTATTGGATTTCGTATAGCATCTTCAATAGCTTGGTCAGTAGCATAGTCAATTGCTTGCTCTTGAAAAAATTGACCTGCTGTATTTAAGAATTTATTAAGCCTTTGGTTGGTTGCTATTTGTTGATCACTAGCCGCAGTAGTTAATTGAGGCATTCCTTCATAAGCAGTTGTTGATTTAGTATATTTTAATTCAGCCATATTATGATGCCTCGTACCCACCAGCAAATAATCTTCCGTAAGTTTTGGTAGGTACTTTTGATTCTTCAAATAATTTTACTGCACTTCCAATGTAACCTAATGCTTCAAACTTAGAACCCCTTAATGCAGTGTCACCAGCAGTTCTTAACATTGCTGATTCTGCGGATGCAAAATTATCATTTGACCTTTGATTAAACTCAGCCATTTGAATATCTCTAATATATTCTTTTTCATTTTCATCTATTATTAACTTAACAGAACCATCTAATCCAGCAACACCTTTAGCATAACCATTTGCTAATACACTAGCGTTAATAGCCATTAATCTTCTAGCTTTTTCAGTTGCATCATTTATCCAATTTAACTTATTAATTTCGTTTTGTGCCTCTACTTGCATAGCTTGTAAATCATATTGAGCTTGCATTGCTTTACCTTGTTGGTAAGATCCTACGCCTTGCAACAAAGAAGATGCGCCTGATAACACGCTAGTAAATGGTTTTATAGTTTGATAAGCACTTGTTAATCCAGCTAACAAACCACCACTTGCTCCTATGCCACCAGCCGTTGTAGCAAGAAGAGGAGTAAAACTTGCTCCTGTTGCCGCAAGCGTTGATGCAGTTCCCATTACAGTTGCTGTTGTAGCTCCAGCTGCTGCTGTTGCTCCTAGTCCTGCATATATTGGTGCTAAAAATGCCATATTCTATGTTCCTTGATAAACTGATATTTTATATTCTAAACCCAGTAATGTAAGCTTTAATGGTGCGCTTTGCGTTACTGTTATTTGCCCACTATTACTATAACCAAGTATACCATGTAGCGTTTTAGTCCCAGTGAATTCTGGTACTGCTGTATCTAATGCTCCAGCGCCTAAAGTTCTAATTGGTACTAGGTTATTATTAATTACTATGTTTTGTGTTTCATGCAACAAAGCATTAACTTCTAATATACGTTTCTTAAATCCAATGCGTGTCCCTGATTGCATTTTTAATTCTAATGGCATAGTTTTAATTTCTACTGATATAGGTAATCCACACTCAGAACTTGCTGTTGGTGCAGTTGTAAAAGTAACAGTGCCTCCTCCCGGAACAACTTGATTAGCTTCTACATATCCATCTGAAATACGATTAACAGTTGCACCTTCTAAATGAACCATACTAGCAGTTGCTGATGTTGTGCCAATAACACCACAATCAGTTAGCGAACTATCATTAAATACTTCTACATAATGTTTTGTAGAACCACTGTCAGTCCTAGTCGTTACTACATATATATCTGTAATGTCTACACCTACATCTATAAACGATCCTGTAGTTGTAAATTCAGATGGTGCAATAACATTTTGTGATCGAAGTAAAGAATATGCACATATTGTGCCATCTGTACCATTGACTATTAATAACAAATCATTTTCATCAGTTGCAACTGCACGCCTAATATCCATGCTTTTTGGATTTTTTAATAAATGTCCACTAAGCAAAGATACTTTAGATGTTTCATAACTTAATGTTGCATCAGAGTATGCTATTTCTGATAACGCTTTTCCTTGGCGTTGTACAAATAATATGCCTGATTCTAATTGTTGTACTCGTATACCTTCTTTCGATCCATTACGAGAGGTAGTAGATAAGAAAAAGTTAGTTGGTGTTATTGCAGCTAATCCTTCTTGGAGGACTGCAAACTCACCACCTGTAGTAAATATTTGCAAATCTCTACCAGAAATAATATCAGTGATAGCATTAAAAGTATTAGTATCAAGAGTAGCTTCAACAGCATCATCATCTAATCCCTCAGTTGCTTCAAAATCAAAAAACAATCCTACTTTAGAACCCCACACAGTTGATGGTCTTGATTTACTGCCACCAAAATACAAACGCCCTTGATGAAAAGTAACTGTTCTTAAATAGCCACGAGTAGCTGACCACACATCTTCATATCCCGTTTCTAGTTCCCAATTAGCATTTGCAATTTGCGATGTATCAAAAAACGGAAACTCGGTTACTACATTAACTTTAGTTGCTGAAACAAGCTCTACAATTTTTGCACGCCCTTGTGGTTGTACATTAATATACTGTCCCACATGAGCAGATGTAAATATAGAATGTTGAGAAGTTAATTCTACTTTACCTGTAACGCCACTAGGTGTTAAATGACCAGCAGAGCTAGTATCAAAAATAACAATGGTATAAGCATGTTTAGGAACAGAATCAAATGTAATAGTGCTAATTGTCCAATCTGTATCAGATGCACCACGCACTATTTTTACAGGAGGATTATCTTCATGAACTACAATTAATGTATCAGCAGATTGTGTCCAACACATATTAGCTAACAATGCACTCGTTATATTAGTCCCTGATACTGTATGTACTAATGCTTTGTTTTTGTATACAAACATCGTATCGTTTGTAAAACACAACATATAACTGTCAGATACAGAAAACTCAAATGGAACTAAACGTACACCATTAGCAGGAGCGCCTGTTAATTCATTAATAAATTTAGTGCCAGGTCTACGAGTTACACCACCTTGTGGTTGGCATATTACATTTTGTGCGGTTTCTAATGCGTTGTTATAAGATGCAATATCTACTCTAGCACGAACTAACGGATCGAGTTCTCCAGAAGTAAAGTTGGTTTGCATGCTAACAAAGCGTGCCATTAGTACCTCACATCAATCAGTGTAAAGTCTTGTATTGCGTTGGTTGGTTGTCCTTGCCCATCTATATTCATAGCTTGGCGCATGTAACCACCACGACCATTTTCTCCCGGAGTACCTTGTGCTACTGTTCTCCAATAATCTGTTTTTTCTATCTGATCAGTTATAGGCATAGCTAAATGCCATGCTAATTGATACTTCATGTTTTGCACAAAATAATGAGGCATTTCATATTCTTCTACTGCAAACTGATAATCAACATATACTGTTTCATAGTTGGTTAATAATTTACCGCCTGACAATCTATATTCTCTTTGCGGTACTGCTCCTTGCGTGCTACTGATGAACACCTTTCTTGGTGTACCTATCATGTCCGCAGGTAATGCGTATTCGTATTT